GCGGTTCTTCATTATCATTTTATCTTAATGGTTCAGTTTCACAAGGCACATTTGGAGGAGTTGCATTTAAAGAAATGGATAGAACGCCAATTCTAGGTGCAGGTACAGATTTTACAATAAATGCAAATGGTTATATTCAATCGTTTATTACAGATGCTGGAGTGCCAAATCAATTAGAGATACCAGCAGGAAATTGGAATTTTGAAACCTATTTTAGTGCTTCAAGTAATGGAGGTTCGCCATCATTTTATGTTGAGTTATACAAATGGAATGGTACAACTTTAACTTTAATAGCTTCTAATTCAGCAACGCCAGAAAATATAACAGGAGGCACAAGTATAGATTTGTATGTTAGTGCTTTAGCAGTTCCACAAACTATTTTATTAGCAACTGATAGACTAGCAATAAGGATTTACGTTACACATAGTGGAAGAACTATTACACTTCACACAGAGGACAATCATCTTTGTCAAGTAATAACAACTTTCTCAACTGGACTTACTGCATTAAATGGACTTACAGCGCAAGTACAGAATTTAGCAGTAGGAACAACAGGAACTGATTTTGCTATTAACTCTACTACAGCAACTCATACATTTAATTTACCAACAGCGTCTGCTGCTAACAGAGGAGCATTGAGTTCAACAGATTGGACAACATTTAACAATAAACAAAATAATTTTATACTAGGAAGGAAAGCAAGTGCTTCAAGTACGCTAACTGGCACAACTACCGAAACAATTTTAGAAAGCATTTTTGTACCTGCTGGAAGTGTTGCAGTTGGAGATGTAATTTATATTCGAAATAGAGTTTTTAAAACTGGTAATCTTGGAGGTTTTAGTTACCGATATAGAATTAACAGTTCAAATTCAATAAGTGGGAGTAGCGTTTTAGGACTTGTAACTTTGGCTACGGGAGCAACAAGGTCGCAAGGGATGGAAAGAACTTTAAATTTAAGAGCATCAAACACAGTAGAAGTTATTGATAATACAGCTTCTATTGCTTACGAAAATTCTTCGCCATCAAATGCAAATGCAAATATTACATTAACTTTTACTTCCGATTTTTGGATATTAATTACTGCAACACTAGGTAACGCATCTGATAGTATTGTTAATTCTAACTACATAATACAAAAATTCTAATGAAAACAATAATTGATAAAAATACTGGAGAGGTTTTGTTTGCTACTTTAAATGAAGTTGATTTGAAACAAAACGAAATAGCAATAGATAACTTATTGCAAGATAATTTTGCAAATCCTTATTGGGATTTTTCAAATAGCACTTTTTACGAAAACGCAACACCTGAAGAAATAGCCGAATCAACACCACCAACGTTAACAGTTAACGAGGTTATAATCGACCTTGTTACAAAACAAGTTGAAACGATGAGTGATGAGGAAAAAAACGAGTTAATAACCCTTTTAAATAATTAATATGAGCATACTAAAATCAATACTTCAAGACTTAAAAAGTTTGGATAAAATCATTGTCAATCGTTGGCACTTACACGCTCCGATAGCTTTTGTTATTGGGTGTGCATTATATTGCACAATTAGCGATACAATTAGCGACACGTACATAGCAACGGAAATAGCGTTTAAAATACTTGTACCATCGTTTCTAGGTTACTGCGGTTTATGGTCTTTTGAAGCGTGGCAAGGACACGATAGGATAATTGGCGAGTTAGAACGGTTTGAAAGCGCAAAAGATTTATGGGTTGGGGAGTTTTTCCTAGTGTTGGGGGTAGTAGTTAGTTTTATTTTTAATTTTTAATTTTAAGGAATGAATTTTTTAATCGAGTATTGGCAAACTATTTTAGCTACATTAAGTGCGCCTGTTATGTGGTTCTTTGGTGGTAGAGCAAAGCAAAAACAAGATGCGGTTTCAACTATGAAAGTAATGTATGACGACTTCTTAACGGTTTACAAAAATCGAATGGATGAAGTTATGATAGAGGTTAGTGATATAAAGAAACACAATCTTACATTACAAACAGATTTTAACAACATTCAAATGAGTTACGCCAAAGAAGTTGAGAAGTCGCAAAACTGGGAAAAGTTACATAGACAGTTAACCGATAAATATAACGAACTAGCAAAAGATTACGAAAGTTTAAAAGGACTTTATTCAAAATTAAAAACAGATTTTGATAATCATAAAAAATCAGCTAAATGAAATTAGATTATTTGGGTTTTTATTTGTAAATTGTATGCTATATGGCAGTAGTTTATAGGCACAGAAGATTAGATAATAATTCTATATTTTATATAGGAATTGGACTTAATAAAAATAGAGCGTATCAAATTCGTTCAAGAAATCAACTTTGGAAAAATATAGTTTCAAAAACTAAATACCAAATTGAAATAATTGTAAACGAAATAAATTATGATGATGCAAAAGAACTTGAGATTTTTTTAATAAATATTTACGGAAGAAAAGATTTACATAATGGAATATTGTGTAATATGACAGACGGAGGCGATGGAAATACCAATATGAGCGACGAAGTTAAAAAGAAAATTTCAAATAGTTTAAAAGGTAAAAAACAATCTGAAGAAACAAAAAATAAAAGAAAAGAAGTTTTAAAAGAAGTTTGGAAGAGCCAAAATCTAAGAGATTTAAAAAGCAAGCAAACTAAAGAATTAAATAGATTGGGATTAATTGGAACTAAAGGAATGCCATCTAAGAAAAAAGGAATTAAAATTTCACAAGAAATAAAAAACAAAACATCAATAGGTTTAAAAAAATATTATTTAAATAATAAACCACATAATTTTATTGATATAAATGATGATATAAAACAAAGTATTTTTAAAGAATATCAAAATGGATTAGTAAAATTTAAGTTACATAAAAAATACAATTTATCTAGAACAATAATAGAACGAATAATAAAAGAATATGAAGTTAGATGACGTAGGGTATAATTTGATAAAATCTTTTGAAGGTTTAAGTTTGGTTCCGTATAAATGCCAAGCAGGAATTAGCACAATAGGTTACGGAGCGACATTTTATCCTAGTTCAAAAAAAGTAACTATGCAAGATGCTCCAATAAGTTTGGCAACTGCTAAATGGATGCTAAAAGAAACTGCAGATAAGTTTGCTGCCGATGTGGATAAAATGATTAAGGCAAATCTTAATCAAAACCAGTTCAACGCTATTGTATCGCTAGCCTATAATATCGGTTTGGGTGGACTTGCTAAAAGTTCATTATTGAAAAAAGTAAATGCTAATCCAAGTGATCCGACAATTAGAAACTCTTTTTTAATTTGGAATAAAGCGGGTGGTCGAGTACTCGATGGACTGACCAAACGACGCACAAAAGAGGCGAATTTGTATTTTGCGTAGATAAATGGTTATATTTGTTGAACTAAAACAACAAACTTATGAGCGTAAAAGGAAACCAAAACGCAGCAACGTACAAAAAAGATATTATTTTATCGTATTTGCAAAAGTTCCCAAAAGCCACAACAATGGCTATTTCACGAATGATATTTTTTGAAAACCCTTTAGACTTTAAAACACTAGAGGGAGTTAGGGGAATGGTTAGACAATACAGACACGAATCCCCACAAAAGTCAATTTCACCGACTGCCCTTAGAACACCCGAAGAAAAGAAATTAGCAATGCGACAAATTTCCGAACTTCCTGAAAGCGATTACTCAAAATTAGAGCCTTTCATTATTCCAAAAGGACAAAACAATATTTTAGTTTTAAGCGATATACATTTACCTTACCAAGACAATCACGCACTTACATTAGCTTTAAATTACGGACTTGAAAATAAGGTCAATGCGGTTTATTTGAATGGCGACACGATCGATATGTACCAGGCGAGTAGGTTTACAAAAGATAGGCGATTGCGGGATTTAGCTGGGGAGTTGGAAATGACTAGGGAGTTTTTAAAATTGGTGCAAGATATGTTTAAATGCCCGATTTATTTTAAGATTGGCAACCACGAAGCGAGATGGGAGCATTACTTACAATTAAAAGCACCCGAACTTTTGGGAATTGACGATTTTAAACTAGAACAGATATTACGCTTTAGAGAGTTTGGAGTAACTTTGGTAAAAGATAAGCAAATTGCAATGGCGGGAAAACTCCCAATACTTCACGGTCACGAATGGTATGGCGGATTTGCGCCTCCAGTCAATCCAGCAAGAGGGTTGTTTTTAAAAGCTAAGGAAAGTGCATTAGTAGGACACCACCATAAAACTTCAGAGCATACTGAAAAAACACTAAACGGAAATGTTATAACAACTTGGTCCACCGGTTGTTTGTGTGGTTTAGAACCCGAATACGCTCCATACAATGGATACAATCACGGTTTTGCGCACGTAAAAACAGATAAAGATGGTACTTACAATGTAAAAAACATTAGAATTATTAACTATAAGATAGTGTAATTTTGTATATTTGTGGCAGTAGAGTCGTCGCTACAATTATAACATAATAAAATTCCACCATTGATAAAGACGACGACCTTTTGATATGGTGGTTTTTAGTAAATGGAAATATATAAATCAATTATTGATTTTAAAAATTATGAAATCAGTAATTTAGGCAAGGTTAGAAATGTTAATACTAGACAGATATTGTCTAATTGCATTGGCAAAAGAGGTTATGAATCAGTTAAATTAGTAAATGGACCAATAAGAAAAACTAAAACAATTCACAGACTGCTGGGAATTTATTTTTTAAATGATGGTAATGATGGTAATTTTATAGTGGACCATATAGACAACAATAAGTTAAATAATGATTTGTCTAATTTACAGATAACAACTAAAAGAATAAACTCTACAAAAGACAGAAAAAGTATTACTGGAGAAAATTGCATTTATTTTAGCATAAGTAAAAATAAAATAGCTTTTAGAGTTAGAATTAAAATTGATGGAATTAGAAAAAGTTTTGGTACATTTAATAATATTAGTGATGCGGTCCTTAAACGTGATTTAATACTTTCTCAGATATGAGCCAAACACACTACCAACGGATTAAAAGAGTAATGCAATTTTATTACAAAAGAGGGCAAAACCGAGAAAACGTAAACGAGGTATATCGTAATATAATTAAAAAAAAATTAAAATGAAAATGAAATATTTACTACTTGCATTTCTTATTGTTTCCTGCGGAGCAAAAACAATTAATAAAGAGGAAAAGAAAACTGATAGTATTGCTACAACTATTGCAGTAGTGAAAACCGATAGCACTTCTATTGATAAAAAGGTATTGGTTTACGATGTCGAAACGGATGAAATCGTAATTGAAGCAGTTGATACAACCGAGCCAATCGAGATTACAAATAACGAGGGCAAAGTAACAAAGTACAAAAACGCTCGTTTAAGCAAGAAAAAAAGAAAAGATAATACTATTGTAGTAAGTGAAAAGATAGTAGCTAAAATAGTGGTTGATTCAGCTAGTAATGAGATTGAAGTTAATAAAGTTGAAAGCACAAAGATAGTTTACAAGGAGCAGTTTAATTGGGGAACGTTTATTTTGCAACTCTGGTGGTTGTGGCTCTTAATTATATTGGCTATTTACCTAGCCTATCGATACTACAAAGGATATCTTAAATTTCCTTTGCTT